AAGGATATACAGCATCACACTGACCTCTTTTAATCATTTCATACGCAAGTGTATAACTCTTCTCTGGTAACAAAACATCAGTATCATAATTACATACAATTTCAGTTTCCGACCTATGCAATAGATCATTCAATATTCTAGTTTTATGGAAAAATGAAGTCTTTTGCTCTTCAAAAGTATACTGTAATCTATGAGAAAGAATGCCAAACCTTTGTGTAAGGTATGGCATTATAAGTTTAGAGAAATTACTTTCTTTATCGCATTCTTGTATTAAAATCTTAGCATCAAACTTAGTCAACAAATAAGTTAATACTGTAGTTAAGTTCCTTACTCTATCTTCTGATTCAAGTTTTACTGGAATTAAAAATGTTAGATTCATACTTCTGGAGGAATGGGTGTAGGATCATTATAAAGTTTAGTCCATCTTTCAGGAATAAGATCTGAGGTATCAAGATGTGAGTTCTTTGAACCGTACCAAGGATCAGGAGCAATTATCTTACCAGTATCATTTTGTAACCATGCACCCCACCAAGATAAAGATGAGTTAGCAATAATTCCACCACCACATAATGACATCAAACATAGATCAACATATGGAATACTAGCACCATCAGAAAATACATCATGAGAAGAATCAGAAAAATTAAATCTATCTCCTTGTAACCACTCCTGACGCTTACACCAATCAATTAAATCTGACACAACTATTACATTCTTATCTTCAGGAAATTCTTCTAATGCTTTTAAATAATACTCTGGTTTACAAAGTGGATGTGAATCTTGAAGAAGTTGATAAGACCACATAAATCCATTTTCATTTAGATTAGGATTTCCTCTACGAATGTGAAGGAAAATACAATTCTCTCTACCACCCAATGAATCAACAAATTCTTGACATGGTTCTAAGTACCCTTTCTTAAAAGTATAATCTTTACGAACTTCATCCCTAGCATTTTCAAAATATTTTTCTGTCTGAAATGTTCCAAGAAAATCTGTAGTCTTTGTACACTCATTAAAAATATTCTCTTGGAATAATGTATCAAAACATTCTACAGTACGATTTGGTGTCTTACCAATGTTCTCTGGTTTAACACCTGACATTTCAAAGCAGTCAAACAATCCATAGTTATGACGACTGTATTCATCATCTCCAGGAATCATCCAATCAAATCCACGATTCTTAGCAACTCCTCTAAGAAAAGCATACTGAAACATTTGGTTTCCCAAACGACCATCATTACCAAGTCTATTAAACGAAATAGGCATTACTTACTCCAATCTTTAGTTAACCAACGGTCAGGAACTATGTCTGACGTATCTAAATGTGTCATTGCTGAACCAAACCATTTAACAGGATTGGGAGCAATAATCTTTCCACTATCATTCTGCAACCAAGCACCCCACCATGAGAAAGAACTATTTGCTATTATAGCACCAGAACATAAAGACATCAAGCATAAGTCAACTTGAGGAAGTAAAGTATTCTGTGGTTGACCTAATCCATCCATAGTCTTATATGAATATCTCTCAGCATTATCATTAAATAAAAATCTATCTTGATCAAAATATTTTTGAGACTTACACCAATTTATATCATCAGTAAACACAAAGCATGGAGTATCCTCTGGAAACTCATTCAGACATTCATCAAAAAATGATATAGGAAGTATAGGATGATATTGTTCTCGTCCTATATTATCAGACTGACGAACATGAAGAAAGATAGGAGGACGATCTAATGATTCAATATATTCTTGACATGGTTCAGCATAACCCTTCTTAAAGGTAAAATCATCACGAATCTCATCAGAGATATGTTCAAAATATTTCTCTGTTTGAAAGTATCCTTCTAAGTTAGAATCATCAGGACACTCAGTAAAAAAATCAGAAGAAAAACAATGGTCATTCTCCTGAACATTTGAACCACCAACAAAACCAAGATTATCTGATTTCACATTTGACATTTCAAATGTCTCAAACAATCCATAGTTATCTTTATGTTGATAACTCTCTGGAGGAATCTTCCAATCATATCCATTTTTGGCAGCAATTCCTCTAAGTGCTGCATACTGGAACATCTGGTTTCCTAAACGACCATTAGATCCTAATCTGTTGTATCCAATCATAAATCAATCCAATAAACTTCTTTCATAGGTGCAGCAATAAACTTAATTCTATCATCACACTGATCCTTACACAAGTCATCTATACAATAAACTTCATATCCTTTATCTAAAAGATCTAAACATAAACGATACTGTTGACTCTCTTCAAGAATATCTGTTCCTTTCTTATAAGTTAGATACTTAAAACAAAATGGAAGGTTATCCTTATTTCTTTCAATAAAATAATCTACCATGAATTTAGCATGAGCATCATTAAATTTATCTGTAGTCTCACCTATATTAAATTCAATTCCCACTTTATTAGTATGAGATGCAAAAGCACGATTATCTCGTGGTAAACATGGACCACCAAACCCAAAACCAAATGTCAAATAATTCTTACCTACTCTAGTATCAGTACCTATTGCATTCAATACAGAATCAACTTCATCAGATAACCCCGAACGAATAATAACTTCACCGAGAAGATTTGCATAACTGATCTTAGTTGTCAAGAAAGTATTAATAGCAATCTTAACTATCTCACCAGCCTTGAGACTCATATAATGTATAGAAGGTTCCTTCTTTGGTCCTTGAATACCATAATAAATTTTTTCTATTTCAGATGTATGATGCCCTTCACCACCAATCAAAACCATATCAGCATTGATCAAATCTTTAATAATAGTTCCTTGAGCAATAAACTCTGGATTATAATATACATCCATTCCAAAGTATGAAAGATCATCTTGGAATCGATCACAATCACCAGGATTGGTAGTACATCCAATTACAAGTGACTTACCCCTAAGTTTTGATGAAGAAGTAGTAAAATCTTGAACTACCTTTTCTATTGCACTAACATCATAATCTCCATCCCTAGTAGAAGGAGTAGAAACAAAAGTATAGATGAGATCACATTGTTCTATTATATCCCAGTTATTTGTCGTGAATGTAATCTTACTAGAATCAGAAAGAAGTCTTTCAACATCAGGTTCATTAGTATCAATTCTTTTTTCATTAAGACCATTTACATAATCTTCACGAATATCTGATGCAATAACAGTATAACCTGCTCTTTCCATGAGAAGTGCAAAACAAAGTCCAAGTCTTCCTGCACCTATTAATCCTATTTTCATAACTTAAATGTGGGTATAGGGTTCATTTTATGTGAGTTCTTTTTATTATACTCATCAAGTATATCTACTGCTGGTCCTCTTCTATATTCCATTGCTTCCTCTAACTGCTCGTAGGATGCACCAATCTGATCTTCATCACATCTTCCATCATCCCACAAACCATCAGTAGGAATTGCATTACAAATACGTTCATCAACACCTAATGTTTCTCCGAGTTTCCAAACTTCCGTTTTATAAAGATCAGCAATCGGAGCAATATCAACGCCACCGTCGCCATACTTAGTATAAAAACCAATTCCATAATCCTCTACCTTGTTTCCTGTACCTACAACTATACCACCAAATTGTCCAGCAATCTGATATAGAGTAACCATACGTAATCTAGATCTAGTATTTGCTAATGCCAACTCATCAGTAGCATATCTCTCAAGATCATATCTAAATGTCTCAAAAGTATTAGTAAGGTTAATCTTTATAGTAGAAACATTAACGTAGTTACTCTTCAACCATTCTAGATGAGCATCAGATAAAGTTTCTTGATCTGCATTCTGATGTATAGGCATTCCTAATGCATATACATTAAGACCAGTCTCTGCACATAGAGTAGATACTACAGCAGAATCAATTCCACCTGACACTCCAACTACAAGAGACTTACAACCACTACTATAATGGTAATCACTAATCCACTTAGTAATCCTGGTCTTTAATTGTTCATAATCTTTGATTCGATTCATTTGAAATAAGTCTCATAAAGATAATCTTCCGCAACTGGAAAATTAATAGATCGCTCAAAGTTATCTTTGATTGCATCCATTTTAGAATAATATAGGTCTTTCGTCAAGGTAGATAGATCGAAATTGTCATCTAAGAATATAATACCATCTTCATTGAAATACTCTGTTACTCCTTTACACCCATAAAAAATAGGAATAGTACCACAAGCAAAACAATCAGTTAATTTCTCTGTGAAATAAGTATCATATACTGCATTCTCAATTCCAACTGAGAACATATAATCTCTCAGTCCATCTTCCTTACATGAGATCTCATTAAATCCTCTACCATAAAAATCCAACTTACCTCTAAACTTATCTACAAAATGCAATCTCCTTTCATGTCCTTGACACATTCTTTTATTAGATGCAATCATTGAGACTAATTTAGTCTTATCATGAACCTTCCTATCCTGAACCCAAGGAACTGCATTAATTACTGCATATGAAATCTTAGGATATTTTGCACACAACTCTTTATCGCAACTGAATACACCAGCAACTCTTGAAGTAACAAAATCATAATTATCAATAATCCATTGATAATATTGTGGAATAATTTGCTTAGATTCTAACAACCAAATATAAGTTGGTTTACCAGAAGTATCATTAAGAGCATCCAATGCTCTCTGACTAACATAGATGTTTACTTCACCAGAACCATCATAAACCCACTGCACATGTTTAGTAGCATTTAAAGCAGAACTAGATGGTTCTAAGTTATCACCACAAAACAAATTAATCTTAAATTTACTCATATTCATAACCACCAGAAACGTATTCTTTTCTCATTTCTTCAAAGACTTTTCCGATTCCATCTGTGATAGATGTCTTTGGTTGCCACCATCTCCTAATGTAGGGGTCTGGTATGTTTCTAGCATCCTTCTGTACTTCATCCTTCGACGGTGACGGGGAAACGTCCACCTTCTTACCAATCTGTTTAAATAAGGACTGAATATTCTCTGCAATTTCCAAAATACTTGTAGAGATACCAGAAGTAATATGAAGCTCGCTATCACTAGTGAACTCACTATACTCCAACATGACTTTTTCAAGTGCTTCACAACAGTCTTCAGCATATAAAAACTCCCTTTGTTCTGTTCCATCTGTCATCATATCGATGTTACTAGTTTCAAATCCTTTAGCAATAAAATCTGTAATGACATGTGCTTTCTCCATGTCCTTTTCAATTCCATATACATTCCAGAACTTGACAATCAATCCTTTTAACGATTTAGTATATAGTTCACCCACTCTCTTCATTACACCATAAGGTGAGTAACTCATATTACTCATTTGAGATGATGCAAAGACAAATGGTTTATCATACTTCTCAAGAAGACCAAATACATTCACCATCATCCTTGCATTATTATCAAGGAACTTAAATGTGTGTTGATACTTCTTAAGGTAATGAGAACCACCTACATCAAATGCAAGGAAGTATACAAAATGAGATAGCATAATCTTGCGATGAAGTTCTGCATTAGGAATCTCTGTCATATCATGATGTCTTCCATTCATAATATCAAATTCCAAAACCTCATAACCTTTATCATTAAGATAATCAGTTAAATATGCTCCGATCTGTCCACCAGATCCTAGTATTAAAATTCTTCTTTTCATAACTATGCCCTCAATGATGAACCAATACCTTCTGGATAACCTTTCAATCTCCAGTAACTATCCCATTCGGGATTAGAAACACCCCACTCACTTACATCCTCTAAAGATTCTTGACCAACATATCTACCATTAAGTTCAAGTCTAGCAGGACCTGCTTCTGATGCTTGATATGTTCCCATAGCAGCATGAATGAAATCATAATTTTCATCAAGTAATTTTTTAAATCCACTGAAATGATTATTCAATCCAACATAGATCTCACTACCATCTGCATGAGTTTCCATGAAGGTCTCACCAATCTTCTTCTCATCTATAAATTTCTTCATAGTTTTGAGAACAGTGAGATCACTACCTTGACAATCTGAGTAATATAAATCTATAAAATCTACACCCTCAGATTCTAGATAATCACCTAAATTAATTGTATCTACAGTAATTTCTTTTAAGGTAGATGCATTAGAACCATATACCTCTTGGAATGCTTGAGATGATTCTCCCAAACCACTCGCAACTCTATTACCAGTTACATAGAATTTTGCTTTTCCAACTTTATCAGAACATGCAGCATTAACTAATGTAACCCATTCAAATTGATTAAATTTTCTTTTTAGATCAGAAAACATTTCTGGATCTGGTTCAAAAACATAAACCTGATCAAATTTATCAAATAAAGACCAGAGACTTACACCAACATTCGCACCAACATAAACAAGAGTTTTCATACTATGCTTCCACTAATACTTCCTTTGTAACTGTACGTGCTTTACGAGATTGAACTTGCTCTTCAATCCAAGCATAAGTCTTACGAATACCTTCTTCAAGTGACTGCTCATAATCCCATCCCAACTTCTCTCTTACAAGATCATTGTTTGAATTACGACCACGAACACCTAAAGGTGCATCTAACTTATGTCGTTTTGATACAGCAACACCTGCAACCTTTGCAGTAATCTTAAGAAGATCATTAATAGTAACCATCTCTTCGGAACCGATGTTTACGGGGCCGAGGAAGTCGGAGTCCATAAGCCTCCTCGTTGCTTCAATACACTCATCGATGTATAAGAAGGAACGGGTCTGTTCCCCGTCTCCCCATATCTCCACTGCTCCTCCAACGCAAGGTAACTCTGCAACTTTTCTACAGATTGCTGCTGGTGCTTTCTCTCTTCCAC